TTCTAGTTATTTTCCTGAATGGAAATCAGATGATATATTAGCTGTAGATGAACAAGAAATAAAAGCATCTAATGGAGCAAGATATTGGAATGCATTATATATGCAAGACCCTACACCTGATGAAGGTGGTTTAATAAAAAAAGATTGGATACAATGGTGGGAATATGATTCTCCTCCAACATGTGATTTTATTATACAAACATTTGATACTGCTTTTTCTACAAAGACAACAGCAGACTTTAGTGTAATACAAACATGGGGAATATTTACGCAGTATGAAGAAGATGAATATGGATATGAAAATTTTAAAGGTAATTTAATTTTACTTGGTAATATAAAAGGTAGATTTGAATATCCAGAACTAAGACGTATATCACAACAATTATATTATGAATATAGACCTGATGTTTGTATGATAGAAAAGAAAGCTAGTGGACAATCATTAATTCAAGATATGCGTAGAGCAGGATTACCAATATTAGAATATATACCTGATAGAGATAAGGTAGCTAGAGTACATGCTGCATCTCCTATGATAGAAGCAGGCAGAGTATGGATACCCAAAAATAAAAAATGGTCAGAAGATTTATTACAAGAAATGTTACGTTTTCCTAATGCTGCTCATGATGACCAAGTAGATGCTATGACTATGGCAATACATTATATGAAAGAGTCTTGGCGTTTACAACATCCTGAAGACCCAGAGTGGGAAGATGCACCTCGTAAAAAAAAGGTTGCGTATTGGAGAACATAATGGTATAATTATGTTTTAAAGGGGAATTATGTCAGTATTAAAAACAGGGAAACAATTCATAAAAAATTTATTTATTCATAAAGTAACAGCTTCAGACTTAAATAATTATAGAAGAAGCTGCAATGCACACTATGATGATGTGTGTATGTAAGGGGGAGTAATGGCAACAGAAAAAAATCCATTTGAACAAATACCACAAGAAATAAAAAATGTTATTCAAATACCAAATAAGGTAGAAGATACAGATGCTACATTTGAAGTAGAACCTGATGGTGGAGTGGTTGTAGATTTTACACAAACAACAGTAGAGATGGAAGCTGAAGAACCTACAAAAGAATGGTATGGTAATTTAGTTGATACTTTAAATGAAGAAGAACTTCAAGAAATATCTTCAAATGTAATAGATAATTATTCTGCAGATAAAGATTCTAGAGCAGAATGGGAATCTATGTTTGAAAGAGGATTTGATTTACTAGGATTAAAAATAGAAGATGCTAGTGAACCTTTTGAAGGTGCATGTACAGCAGTTCATCCTATGTTAATTGAATCAGCAGTTAAGTTTCAATCAAAAGCAATACAAGAATTATTCCCTCCTAATGGTCCTGTTAAAACTCAAATAATAGGAAAG